CTGATAAAGACTTTTACATTATAGCAATTGAAAAGTCTGGAGCGTTTAACGTTCAGGTTTATAAATTTAGTAATAGTATGCTTTTACAAGGCAGAAATAAGTATATAAATTTAACAGAAAAGTATAAAGAATGGAACGGAGAAAAAGAGAGTTATTATGATGGAATTATTGAGATATAAACTTGTATTTACTTGTATTTACTTGTATACAAGATTATACAACATTTAAAACGTGTGTGCTGCGTGTGTGAAACGTGTGAGTTTCGTGGGTTTTCGTGTCAGTTTCGTAGACTTACAGAGGTAGGCGTAGTAAAAGGCGTAGTAAAGCGTAGTGAATAGCGTAGTAAATAAAATAAGATGAAAGAAAAGATAATGCAATATAAATTTTTTAAAGATAATTTTGAGTTCCAAAAGGAACAAGCCTCAAGCGAACAGGCTTTTAAGTTCGCACAAAAAAACAATACAATGGAGAATAAAAAAATCTACTGCGGAAGCGGTAAAAAAAGAAGTGAAAACTGGATTACTGCAACAATTAATCTAGCTAAATTTAAAGACCACGTCCAAGAATACGAAGGACATAAGTTTTTAAAATTGAATATTAACTTATTAGATGAAGCTGATAAGTTTGGTAAAGATGTTCAGATAAGTATAAACCAGTATAAACCTGAAGTAAAAGAAGTTAAATCAGAAGACGATTTACCATTTTAATATGAAAGAAGTTATTAAAGCCCTCTTAATTGAGGGTACTTCATTAAAGGATATTAGTAAGAAACTAGGTATGCCGATAAAAGACGTAAATAATATAATCTTTGAAGTATGGGAAACTGAAAAAATAGTAGAAGATAATAAGATTTATAGCAGCTCAGAAGATTATTTATTAAATGGAGATAAAACAACATACAAGGATCTAAGTCCTTCAGAAAAGAAAATATATAATAATTTAAAATAAACAAAATGAATAGAGAAATAATAAACACCAGAATAGAAATGCTTAAGGAAGAAATGAGACTTCTAAAGTTAAATAAATATAAAAATGGCTTAACTGTAGGTTATCAAATGAGCCAAGCAATAAAAGAATACATTGATAAACACGATTTAAAAGACTTAAAAAAAGCTATTAATTAAAAAAAAGTATTATATTTGCAGTGCAAACACAAATCAAAGAAGCAAGATAATGATTAACATATTAGCCCAATACAACGAATTATAGGATACTTGCTCCTGTTTGCAAATTTGTTTGAGGGCTTTTTTAAATTTTATTGGTTTTTAGAAAACCTTTTATATTATGGCAAAAATAGATTTAAAATTTTTAGACAAATTCGATTCTGATATTACAATAAAAACAGTTGTTTGCGAACAATTAAAGGATATTTTTATATCCATTCAATATCAAGATGAAGCGTTTGGTATTTGGTTAGACAAATCAACAGCAATTAAGTTCGCAAAAACAGTAAGAACTGAAATTAATAAGATTAAGGGGGTTAATTTTGAGTAAAAAATCATTTATACTTCATTTAGATAGCTTAGATGTTATTGATGAATTAAACGACCAGCAAATAGCTGAGTTATTTAAAGCAATTATAGACTTTCAAAAAACTGGCAAAACTAATTTAAAAGGTTTAATGAAAGTTGTCTTTATTCCATTTAAAAATCAGTTTTTAAGAGACCAAAATAAATATAAATCTAAATGCGAAACTAACAAAATTAACGGCTCTAAAGGAGGTAGACCAAAGAAAACCAAAGATAACCCAGATAAACCCAAAATAACCCAACGGTTAAATAATAAACCCAAAAAACCCTATAATGATAGTGATAGTGATAATGATAGTAAGAATGATAGTGTAAGTGATAATAAAAAAGATAATGATAATGTTAATAAACAAGAAATACTTAAAATGACTGGCAAAAGTATTGAAGAAGTTTTACAATCAGATTTTAGTATTGAAGATAAACATAAAATACTTACAATAAGAATGATGAGGGTAAGCAATTATAATCTTAATGACAAAGAGAAATATAAAAGTTGTTTAAATACTGTAAAGAAAAGATACTTAAATACTAACTTACTTTAATTAAATACAACATATTAGCCTTTTATATAGGCAAATGGTTTGATTTAAGACACTTATACAATAAAATGATATATACACATAGAAAAAATATTAAAACCCTTTAAAACGCTTTAAAATGATACTAGAAAAAGGATATGGACAAGAATATTTATTTGACTTTCACGAGGGTAAGATTAAAAACGGTCTAGGAATAGGTATAGATATGGATCAGCACCTTTTATTCAAAAAAGGTCAAATGGTTATTTTTTTGGGAATGGATAATGTAGGGAAAACGAGTTGGATACTTTGGTATTATTTAGTTCTATCTTTAAAATACGATTTAAAGTTTTGTATTTGGAGTGGAGAAAATAGACCAGGACAACAAAAAAGAGACTTAATACAGATGCTTACTGGAATGAAATTTAAAAACATTTTTAAAGGAGATATAATAAAACTATTAAACAGAATAGACGATAATTTTATGTTCATAAATAATGCTTTACAATACAATCATAAAGACCTATTAAAAATATTTAAAAACTCTGGAGCTGATGCGTGTTTAATAGACCCATTCACAGGGCTAAACCACGATAGACGAGTTAATCAATTTGAGCGTAATTATCAATTCTGTAACGACATTAGAGAACACTGCAACAAAACTGGACAAACTATTTATATAAATTCACATCCTCAGACTGAAGCAGCTAGAAGGGTTTACCCTCTAGACAACGAACTTGCTGGGCACGTACAGCCTCCTAAAAAATCTGATATTGAAGGGGGCAGTTCCTTCTCCAATCGTGCGGATGATTATGTAATTATACACCGCTTAAATCAACACCCTGAACTATGGTCTAAAACTCAAATTCACGTTGTAAAAATCAAAGATCAAGAAAGCGGAGGAAAATGCACTTTCTACGATCAGCCTTTGTTATTTGAGTTCAACAAGGGTTTAGGCTTCATAAGCGACAAAGATGCCTTAGAAGGCTTAAGAGTAGCTTGTAAGAATGATTTAGATGAATTAATGAAAGACCAAAAAGCACCAGAAAATTACTATGATACAGAAAAAAAAGAAGAATGGAAATAACTAACGAAGACAATATGGAACTAATGTCAAGGTATGAGGACAATTACTTTGACCTTGCTATTGTAGACCCTCCTTATGGTATTGATGCTGATAAAAAAAATAGTGTAAAAAAAATGCAGAGTAAAAAGTCAGCAAGTTTAAGTGTAAATTATGGCAGTCAAAATTGGGATAATACTATTCCTAATGATGATTATTTTGCAGAGTTAAAAAGAGTTAGTAAAAGACAAGTTGTATGGGGTGCAAACTTCTTTAATTTGCAAGGTGGTATGTTGTATTGGCATAAACACGTAACTATGCCTACTTATAGTCAAGGGGAATTAGCTTGGCTGTCTTGGCTTAATAAGATTGACTTTGTCGATATTGCTTGGCACGGAATGATACAGCACGATATGAAGAATAAAGAGGTACGCATACACCCAACACAAAAGCCTGTTAAACTTTACGAATGGCTTTTAATGAACTATGCAAAAGAAGGAGATAAAATATTAGATACACATTTAGGTAGTGGCTCAATAGCTATTGCTTGTCACAATTTAGGATATGATTTAACAGCTTGTGAGTTAGATACTGAATATTTTAACGCAGCTATGAAAAGACTTAAACAACACCAACAACAATTAAGATTATGGAAATAATACAACAAATAGACATAAGAAATGAATTTACAATTTTAATACACCAGACTATTGAAAGTATAAAAAATCGTAAAGGAGAAAGTAAAGAAAAAGGACTAGAAGCATTAGAAAGAATGAATAATATGATTAATTTAGTTAGATATTTAGATGAATTTAACGGAGAACTAATAAACGAAAATAGAGATATAAAGTTGCTTTATTCAAAACAGAAATTAGAAATAATATCTTTAGAAAAACAAGTTAAGAAACTAATAAGAATAAACGAGTTTTGATATATTTAATAATTATATGCTGCTTAATGATATTCGTGATGGGATTATGTGTTGGAATTATTATAGCTAAAGAAAGAAATTATACATACAGAGAAAAGAAAAAAAAGGTAAAAAAATATTGGCTTTATGAAGATAAAAAA